ACAAGAAAACAATTACTCTTACAGACTATAATGGAAAAAAATATAAAATTACAATCGACAGGTTGTAAAAAACTATTGACTTTAATATTTAATATATACTATAATAAGGAATATAACATGACTAAAAAAATTGGAAAAGTGAAAGCTCTAATAAAAGCTACAGACGTAATACTAACAAACCCTAAAATATCTTACCTCGATGGTATCGGACAAAAGGTATATGGTGTAATCAAAGGTGTCGAATCCGTAAATGTTTTACCTATCTCGACAAGCACTCAGGATGGAAATCCTCTTGGTGAGAAAGCAATCGAATACCTTAAAGGTAAGTCGGCTTACTTTCAGAACAAGACCTTAGAAGATGCCTATTATGAAGTAAAGGTGAAATCAGGATTTGTTTACTTACCAATAGATGAACCTTCTCTCACAATAGAGGAATAAAAAAGAAAGAACCATTAATGCTAGAAACACTATTAATTAATACTTTTATGCCGAAGTATACTACAGGGATGTTTGTACTCGTCACAAACATCATTGCCAGTGTCGGCCAATCTGAAATTAATATGCAGATAAAAGATGATTACCAAACACTACAAGATTGCGAGGCTGCAATTACTCGTTTTCAAGATACTACACAACTTTCATATATACTACAAGATACAAGCAATTTAAAATTTGTAATGACTTGTGAAGCAAAGGGACAAAATGTTTAACGGACTATTTGAAATGGGAGGAGCGGTGCTTCTCTCAACTGTGGTTACATTCGATAGTAACTCAATGGTAGATGACCTCTACGTGGTGAAGACTAAATATGATAATATACTAAAATGTGAATCCAATCGTGCTATCTTGGATGAATCTGTGATACGTGAGTACACTTTCCTTGAGGAAGTGAAAATAAGTAATCCTCAGCTAAATAGAGATGACTTGAAACTTTTAAATAATGTTTGCGTGGAAGATGAATATGGATACAAAACAGACTGATGATCGAATAAAACTTTTTGTCGGATGCTCCCCGAATGGTGAAGATGCAGAAAGTCAAATGGTTCTCGAATACACTGCTCGAAAACATTCTTCACTTCCTATAGATATAGTATGGATGAAGATTGATTCCAAACCTGATAATTTCTGGGGTGGATGGAATAGTACTCAGTGGTCAACTCCCTTTAGTGGGTTTCGTTGGGCAATACCCGAATACTGTAAGTTCAAAGGTCAAGCAATCTATATGGACTCTGACATGATTGTGTTGGGTGATTTGGCAGAACTATGGAATGAGCCGTGGAAAGACAGCTCAATATTACAATCCAAAGGTGGTTGGAGATTCTGTGTTGCCAAATGGAACTGTAAACGTGCAGAACGTCATATGATACCTCTCAGACGCATGAAAGTCATTCCTGAGAGTCATTTAAGGTTATGCAACCTTTTTCCAAACAAGCCTCATCTCTGTCAGGACTTTGATCGCAGATGGAATAACTATGATGGTGAGAATGACCCTCTGGATGAGATCAAGATTATTCACTATACAGATATGAGTACACAGCCCCATTTTCGATATGCTTTTCCAAGACTAGAAAGACAAGGAAAGTCTCATTGGTATGATGGGCCTGTTCGTGAACATAGAAGAAAAGATGTTGTCGATACATATGTCAAGTATCATATCGAAGCATTAAGTGAGGGTATGAAGGTCGAGGACTATGTTCCCGAAGAATGGATAGACTATCATAAGCTCACTCAAAAAGATTATCGTGCAAACAATGGTTTTGATGTAACCCAAGGTGAATAAGAAATGGAAATAGATTTAATTGGAGATGTGCCATCATCTCCTAAAGACGTTATATTTGCGTCATGTGACGAGAAATATTTTTACGATCATGCCCCTGCTTTAATTGCAAGTTGTTGTCTTTCAAACAACTCTTTGCATCTACACATTATCAATCCGAGAGATGAAATCTGGACTGATACTGTTATGTTTAAAGAGAAGGCAAAGAAACTCAATCCAAATATCTCTGTCACGATTTCTGGAGAAATCAACAAGCAAAACTTACTGATAAAAGACCCAAAAGCTTACTATGCTTGCAATCGTTTTATTATGTTACCGACCTTCCTGTATCAGTTTAAAAAAATGCTAGTCGTAGACATTGATTGTTTCTTGATGAAACATATAGACTTCGATACCTTTGAGAACGCAGACATTGGTATCTTTCTTCGAGAACCTTTACCAAACATGGGACTACAAACAAGTGTTGCAGCTGGTGCTTTCTATGCGTCTGTGAAAGGTATGGCATTTGCAGAGTCACTTTCTCAGACACTTCTTCGAAGTAATATGGATTGGTTTGTTGATCAGATTGCACTATGGCAACTATACAATCATTTTGTAGAGAACGAAAAGGACATAAAAATCATGGACTTAAATGAATTTAGAGATCACAAAAAGATGTTTATGGACTGGGAGTTCGTAGAAGGTTCTACTATATGGACAGGTAAAGGCCCACGTAAATACGAGAACACTATATATGTTAGTAAGAAGAATGAATTGACAACACTGTTACTAGATACGAGTATTTTCTAATGAATGTTCTCATATTAAAACCACGTTTAGATGTGATGTTCAAGAAGGGCCCTGTTCCTACTCAAAGGGGTGCGATTGTCCCTATACGAGAACACTGGAAAAACTTTGTTGAAGAAAGAGTAGCATACCATAAGCTCAGGAAGGATAATGTAAAAGTTGTTGAACTTCCTCTCTGGCAGATGACTCCGAAACTCGTAGAAGATTTTGATGCAGAACTTACCTATATTCCCCATAAAGAAGCAAAGAGTTTTATTCTTAATGTAGAAACAGCTGCAAAAGTCAACTTCTATATGCAGACTGTTTTCCCATGGCTCTTTTCAATTGATCAGCTCGGTTGGGGCGGTGGAAAGATGAGACAAATCAAGTATGATGGTAAAGCACCAGAGACAAACATATACCAAGACTACATAAAAGAGTGTGTGGATAAGAACGTCAGTAAGTTTGAGCAACCAAAAATAGATAAGACTTTGCATTTACCTAAAAACTTTGTCTTATTTCCTTGTCAACTTCCCCATGATGAAACAATCAAATACCATAGTAACTATAGTGTTGAAAAATGTCTTTCTGCACTTATAGGGTTTACTAGTCATTGGGGCATACCTCTGGTGGTTAAAGGACATCCTGTAAATCCTGGCTCAATGGCTCCTCTAAGAAAGATTGTAGAAACTGCACAGAAAAAAGGACTAGGTACAAACCCAATTATCTGGGCTGATAACGTGAGTATTCATCAACTCGTTAAGGAGTGCTCAGCGGTCTATACTGTCAATAGTGGTGTCGGTCTTGAGGCCGTATTGCATGGTAAAAAGATATTTCGTTTTGGACAGTCAGACTATGACTCTATTTCACAGCAGGTGTATCCAACTTACTCATCTTTACGAACCTCTTGGAATGTTTATTCAGATGTCTGCACCGAAAGGTACGCACGTTTCTTTGAGAAGTACGTTCAAGGACACATAGACACTCGTAAATGGGTTTGGGATAGAATACCTAGATAGCAGATGCAATTGAGAGAAGTGATTTGACAACAGCCTCTGCTTTAATTTTTAAATCTTCTGTCCTTATTGAATCTTTGATGTTATCCAACTGTAGAAGATCACCAATAAGCTCATCATATTCATCCTTATTGATTCGTTTGTCTTTAAGGAACTCTTTGTAAGTGTTTATTTTGTGTAGATACTCAACTTTGATTTTGTCAAGTTCTTTATCGTCTAATGCACTACTACTCATTTATTTAAACCTTCCGCCAAATGTTTCTATCGCATCATCTGTCACTTCCACGATTGATTCTTTCTTCAAGATACAATACATAGGACTTGGATTTTCTCTTGCATGAAGCTCTTCGACCAGTGTGTTGATCTCTCCATATATCTTTGCTGTATTGGTATTCAATGTTCCCTCGCTATATCGTTGAAGAAACTGTGAGTAGTATTTCATTTCAGAGACTTGACAATCTTTAGTCTCTGCAGCCAGTATATTGAGATGTACAAGGTGCATATATTCTATATTATCAAAAGGGTCTGGAAGAAGGCTACAGGAAGAAAGAAAAATAGTTAGTAAAAAGACATTGACTTTGTTCATCATTTGCACCATAATAGTTATATAACCAAATGTATTTATGGTCTGGAGATTGAGTATATGGAAAAAGAACAAAAAGAAAAACTAAAAGATTATCTATTTTGGTTTTTAATAATAACAGCCTTTACTGTGATGACATACCCTGTTATCAATAAATTGGTATGGATGCTTCTATGATTGTTGGACTTGTAGGATTAGCAGGGTCAGGTAAAGGCACTGTTGCGGATTATTTCGTAAGCAAATATGGTTTTGATAAACATTCTTTTGCTTCTCCTATCAAAGATATTACAAGTACTCTGTTTGGATGGGATAGAGCTCTTCTTGAAGGAGACACAGAGAAGAGTCGTAACTTTAGAGAGAAGAAACAAGGTAAGTATTCTCCAAGAGAAGTTCTTCAGAAGATAGGAACAGAATGTTTTCGAGACACGTTTAACTCTAACTTCTGGGTAGACTCTCTTGAAAGTCGTTTAGACATATCAAAGAATATTGTCATTGCTGATGTTCGTTTCAAGAATGAGATGGATTGGATACTGAAGAACAAGGGTAGATTACTTTGGGTCACAAGAGAGAATGAGCCCGAATGGTTTATGAATCTTATAGATGAAGATAATCCTGTGAAACCAAAGAAGAAAGAAGTACATCCTTCCGAATGGGAATGGACACAACATGATTGGTTTTTAAAGAGACACTGGGACTTTGACTATGACACAAGAAAGTTTAAATTTGGGTATCGTATTGATAACACAAGTGACCTAAAGGCTCTGTACAAGGCTGTTAAGGAACTTATAGAGTACTTCTGGGAGGAAGAGAAACTTCTCCCTCTAGGACATAATCGTACAAACAAAAAAAGATTGAAAAAAAGTGAGCGCAATAGACAATACTACTGAGATAAATAGTGAGATGAGCAATAACATCATTTCATTTCCCAAACAAAAAAAGATTGAGAACTCTGAAGAGTTATTGCTTAAAAGAGAACGCAATCGTAAAATTATGGCTGCAAATGCAATCGTAGAAAGCATGAGTAGAAAGTTTATATATAATATAAGACATTATGATTTAGACAAGAAACTAACTGAAGAAGATGAAGAGTGGCTTGAAAATAATATTAATGTTATGTTATCAGTCGTACAGTGTATTGCTTACAGATGCATTGATGAGGCTCATCCCTTAGACAAACTCGTAGATAACTTAGCATCACATTTGAAAGAAACAGAGGATTAAAGATTATGCAGATTAGTATTTCTGAAATACTTAAACAGACAAATAGTTATGACAAGGTAGCTGAAAGAGTCAAGTGCCTTCAATACTATAGTAGCCCTACACTTAAAAAAGTACTTGGATACTGTTATGATCCAAGAGTTGTTTGGAGATTGCCTGCAGGCCCTCCACCAGATGACCTTGTTAAGTTTGCCCATAAGGCATCCGATATTCAAGGAGCATTGATAAGAGAGAACAGAAGATTAGATTATCTTATTGATCATCCATCTTCTAAGTCTTTAACTGCCCTCAAGAGAGAACAGATTTTTATACAACTTCTTGAGATGATAGATATTGATGATGCAAAACTTATCATTTCCATCAAAGAGAAAAAAATGCCTTACAAAAACGTCACAAAGAAAGTTGTCGAGAAGGCCTTCCCCAAAATGTTTGCCTGAGTGAAATATGAAAGCATTAATTGTTGGTAATGGTCTATCTCGTAAAGACCTAGACCTTAGTGAAGTTAAACGTAACAATGAAGATATGGTCATCTATGGGTGCAATGCACTTTATCGTGACTTTTCTCCATTCTACGAATATCCAGATTATCTTGTTGCCATTGATGATGGTATTCTTGATGAGATAAGAAGAAGTGAGTTTCCCAAGGAGCGTATTATCATTCCTCCTTTAGAAGAACGATGGGAGCCTCGAAAAATGTGGGAGAAGATTGCTCAAGGAGCTCCATATAATCTTCCAAGAAGTAATGCAGGGACAAATGCAATAAGAGAAGCTATCAGGGGTGGTCACGATACGATCTATATTATTGGGTTCGATTCCATGATAAGAGATCATTCAGTGGCAGTTGGTAACATCTATGATGCATCAGAGAACTATGGGCCCGAAACAAGAGCAAACTATGATGACTCTATGAATCGGGCAAGATACCTTGCATGGGTCTTTGAAACTAATCCACAGGTTAAATTTAAGTTTTATTTTCCTGATGGATATGAAATAATACAGGTAGACCTACCAAATGTCACATATCACGACTATGTAGCATTATAAATAATTGAATGGATATCAAATTGATGACTGATAGCTTAAAACATTTAGAAGAGAATGATACGTCATGGGAAGATCATGGTCGATTCTCTTTTTACTTATCATACCTATTGGCAGTTGCATCTGTCAAGGCCATGATTCATGCAATCATACCAGCTTTGTTTAAAACCTCAACAACTGATGCCTGTAAGAAAATACAGATAGAAGTAGAAGAGAGGCGTGAAGGAGAAGAAGATGCCCACTTATTCATTTAAAAATACCAAAACAGGTAAAGAGTTTGACGAATTTATGAAGATTAAGGAGAGAACTGAGTATCTCGAATCCAATCCTCATATAGAACCAGTGGTGACTTCTGCAAGATTCATCTCTGGACACGATTACAACAAAAAGATTGATGGTGGTTTCAAAGACACTATGTCAAAGATTGCAGAAGCTCATCCAACATCTGAACACGCAAATAAGTATGGTTCTAAGTCTATTAAAGAATCTAAAACTCGCACTGCCGTTACAAAATGGCGCAATAGAAGAATAGCAAGAGGAGATGCCGCAGCAATATAAAAGTACATTATGTCTTTTTAACCATCAAACAAAGGCACAAATATGAAGTCGTCACACGCAAATCAATGGTCACCATTAGATTATACTCCTTCTGTAAAGAATCTCTCTAAGAGAGAAAAACGACAGCTTCGGAAGTTACGGCAAACAAAAAACTCACTTTTATTAACTGAAGTCATTCCAAAAAATTCAAGACAGCAAAGAGCCTTCGATAGTTTCTATGGAGATAAGAACATTGTTCTTCATGGAGTTGCTGGAACTGGGAAAACATTTATAGCTCTATATCTGGCCCTATCTGATATACTCGAAAACGAAAATGGTGCAGAGAAGGTCATTATTGTTCGTTCTGCCGTTCCCACAAGAGATATGGGGTTTCTGCCGGGCACTGCAACTGCAAAGGCAGAGTCATACGAATATCCATACATTGACATATGTGCAGAGCTCTTCGGTCGTAATGACGCATACAACTCTCTCAAGGGTAAAGGAATGATTGAGTTTATGACAACCTCGTATATAAGAGGAACAACCATGAGCAATAGTATCGTTCTTGTAGATGAGGCACAGAATCTATCTTTTCACGAGCTCGACAGTATTATGACGAGACTTGGAGAAAATAGTACTCTTCTTCTTGCAGGAGATTTTCGTCAGACAGATTTACAAAAAGATTTTGAAAAAAAGGGTTTACTTTCCTTTATGAATATAGTATCATCATTAGATGACTTCGATTCCATAGAGTTCGAAACCTCGGACATTGTGAGAAGCGAATTAGTGAAGAATTATATAATAGGAAAGATGAAACATGGCTATGCATGATTGCTTACTTGAAGAAAGAAAACTAGAGCAGATAACCTTTGATGGTGGTCGAGTATATCGTGATCATAATGGATATGAGTATGTCTCGGTTACTTCTTTTCTAGGAACTTTCTCTAAAGCAGGAATTGACGCATGGAGGCGTTCTGTTGGAGAGGAAGTTGCAAATCGAATATCAGGAAAGGCTGCACGGCTTGGAACTCGTATTCATGCACACTGTGAAACCTATCTTCAAGACAGTATATCAAAACAATATACTCTTCCTCTGGAGAAGCGATTAAAGAACACTGTTCGTGAGAATCCAACAGAGATGAATATGTTCTATTCCCTACGTGATAGTATGACTGACACTGTAACGAACATCTATGGTATCGAAATTCCTCTTCACAGTAGGACTCTCGGGCTGGCTGGAACTGCTGACCTATTCTGTGAATGGGAAGGTAGACCCACGATAGTCGATTTTAAGACCTCAAGAAGAAGAAAGAAGAAACAGTGGATTGACAATTACTTTCTTCAAGGAACTGCTTATGCAACGATGGCTGAGGAGCTCTATGGTATGGAAATACCCCAAATAGTGATAATGATAGCAAATCCTGATGATTCTCATCCTCAAATATTTCTCGATAATCCTTCAAATTGGAGAGAAAAACTATTGACTATGAAAGAAGAGTATGATAGTGTTAGGGTACTAAATGAGAAACTATTTTAGGAATACACATGACTGACTCACTTTGGGATGTAGAACTCGTAGATGAGGAGCTTACTATTACTTTCGATTTACAACCATCAGAGTCAATTGAAGAATTGCTCCAAAATGTCGAATTTGCCATCTCCAACACAAAAGAGGGAGAATGGGCCAATAAGTATTGGAAAGACATAAAAGAGGTACTTTTGAGAAAATATGTGAAAAAAAGTGAAATACCTGTAAAAAAGGGTTGACATTCCTCCAATGGCTTGTTATACTAGTAAATGTAATCAATGATGATTATTTGTTAAAAACTGAAACTGTAAGAAAGACTATAATATTATGGCTGCTAAACTAACCAAGAAAGCAAAAGTACTGAATCTATTATCAAAAGGTAGAGATGTTACTTGGAAAACACTTAGGTCACGCTTTGACCTGTCATCTCCTAGAGCAATGATCGACACACTTCGCAATGAAGGCGTTATGATTTATACCAATAAATCTAAGGCTGGTACATCCTATCGTGTCGGTACTCCATCCAAGTCAGTGATTGCTGCAGGACAGAGAGCCCTATCATCTGATGGGAATTATGCTTATTCATAAGCTGTTCTAGGATAAAAAACAGACTGAAATAGTACTGTTTCAAGGGTCTATGTGGGTTTTTTCCTTTCTCTGCATGGGCCCTTGTTTTGTCTGGAACAAAGTTTTTTGGGGTTGTTTTCTAAAATTTTCCCCTCTAGGATGCACACACAGAGACATCTAAGGTGGTTCATATACAAATACACTCCACAGGAAGAGATATCTCTGTGTGTGGTTTATTTTTGATTTATGGGGATTATCTCGTTTTTTTGGTAATAAATGGCCTAAAATTCATCTTTTTTCTAAGTTATTGATTTATAAGGATTCTTTTTTCAAGAAAGTTCTTGACATTACCTCAAATGCCTGTTAATATAGTAATATAATAGAGAACAAAGGAAAATATTATGAAAACAGAATACAAAGACTCTTATAAATTTAAAAATACAGATAATGTTATTGAAGAGATTGAAGGCTATAAGATCGAACAATTTACTGCATATTGCCTGTCTTTCTATGGTGATGGTGGTGTATATGATATGGGTGCAAATGAAGCTCAGATCGAATACTGTGTTTCAATGTTGTTTGCTTTAAGTCTGTATGAGTTCGAATATGCTGGAATGGAGACAGACAGTAGAATTAACTTCGAGGGAGATTCTGTTGATCGGGAGAAACTAAGATATGTTCTTACAACTAAGTTTTTTCTTGAAGAAAAGAAAGATACGTTTCAGAAGGCAAAACAGGAAAGAATTGATAATCTTCCCGATGAGAATCCTGAGAATCCTGCCGGCGTGTTGAAGTCTAATCCTACTGATAAGTATTATAATGACTATGACTTCTTTGCAGCCAGTTGTTCAGCTTATGCAGCTGCTAAATGAGTGGTGGTATGCATTTACTTCCCATGTATTACACGACTACGAGTCAAAAGAAACGCAAGGCAAAAAGGGTCACTGTTAAGATGCAGTCGGCCCTAGATGCTCACCAAAAATATCTCAAAAAAGTAGGATATAAAGGTTCTCAACCTCTGAAGGGAGTCAAAGCTTCGTCTTTTACTCCTGCTCGACAGGCTCCTAACTATCCGAGTCTTTCTAATGATGTTGGTGGAGTTGCCCCTAAAAAAGAAGCCCCCTTATATACAGGAAATGCCGTCATTGGACAGGCATATAACAAGGGTGGACTACAGGTTTTGACCACAAAAGAAGCAAATGATCCAGAAACAGGAAAAAGAAGATAAAAATGACAAAAATGACAACTTTCTTCAAGAAAGTACTTGACATTGGCTTAAATGTTTGTTATAATGAATATGAAGTCAGGAAAAAGGAAAGAGAGACTATGGATATGAAATTTAATACAGTATTAGATATTGCTGGTGCAATTTTGTTTTGTGTTGCAATGTATGGGTTTTTTGTTGTGTTTACAGGAACAGGAGTTTAATTGATGTACACAGTTCAAAATACTAATGGTGTTATTCTTAGGGGTTTATTCGAAGAAATTGAGACTTATAACGAAGCTAAGAAACAGTTGGAAGTAATGGAGAAAAAGGGTTTTGGTAAAAATCTAGTAGTAGTTGAAGTAGGTGAGGAGAAATAGTATGACTAAAGAGAATATTATGATTGTTAGTGAAGTTTACGAAGCAAACTTGAGAGTAAGGTTTGACTATTTGACGAAAGATATGACTGATTGGAAGATGCCCATAAAAACGACTGTTCCTGTAAAATTCTTCAAAGAGTATTGCGATGCTTGTGAGTACTTTACAGGTACAGAACTATACCAAACTTATTGTAATGGTGATGGTACTATGAATGTGGCTGCAAATGGATATTATAGGATGGGAGAAGCATAAATGGAAGAAGTTGAACTTGAGGAAATACTACCAATTGGTGAAGTGCCTCAAAATGCTAAAGATGATCCGATTTACGAAGAATATTTTATAGATGTTCAAAGATGTTTCTATCCTATGATTCGATCTTTTCGTGCAGCTAATCCATCTGTCTCTTTGAAAGAGTCTGTAAATGTGATGACGAATGAATATTTGGAATCGGTCAAAGAAAAAAGTGGTGACGATCCTTCAGAAAGAAAAGCCCTTATGGTGTTGATAGGTTGTACGGCAATCAAGAACATTGGAAATATGGATAATTAATATGGATATGAACGAAGCAATTGATATTTTAGGAACACAATGTCAAAAGTTGTATACTAAAAATATGGTTAAAGCACTATCAATGTGTACATGGTTGAACAATGACAAAGATAAACAAAGATGGGAAGCTGGAACATTTATTCTTCGAAGGTGGAAGAAATATTCTGATGCCTGTACAGAAATTAGAAACAGTCGTTCATCAGGAATAAAGAGAGGAATATATGGAAATTGATGTACTAACACATACGCTACTTGCATTGCTCTGTATGATTGGATGTTATCATTGGGGCTATATCTCAAAACAAGGTGAGCTCAAGAAAGCAATACTAGAGGCTCATAAGAACACTCTGGACTATCTGGTTCTAAAGGGTTATGTGAAATTCTCTTTTGATGAAAAGGGGGAGTTGCATCTACACCAAATATCAAAAAGACCACCTCGTAGAAGTAAAAAGAAAGTTTCTTGAAAAAAGTATTGACTTTACGAGTATAAGTAAGTTATAATAAGATTATCGACAATGAAAGAAGGAGAGTCAAATGGCTCATAATGTAGAAACAATGGCATATGCAGGGGAAGTTCCTTGGCATGGATTAGGAACTAAGGTAATTGATGACCTAACACCTGATCAAATGCTTACCAAAGCAGGACTTGATTGGACTGTCTCATCTCAACCAATGTATTATAGAGATGCAGAAAACAATGAAATTGAGATTCCAAAACGTAAGGTGCTTGTAAGAGATAGTGACCAGACTATTCTATCAACGATTGGAGATGGATGGAAACCTCTTCAGAACTCTGAAGCATTTGAGTTCTTTAATGAGTTCGTGATGGCTGGAGACATGAAGATGCACACAGCTGGATCACTTAGTAATGGTCGTATGGTTTGGGGTCTTGCAAAACTGAAAGATGGATTTACAGTAACCAATGGTGATGATGTAGAGGGATATCTTCTTTTCTCAAATCCTCACAAGTATGCTACATCCATTGAAGTTAGATTTACACCAATTCGTGTTGTTTGCAATAATACTCTTACATATGCATTAAGTTCTAATATAGATACAGCTGCAAGAATGAATCACAGACAAGTATTTGATGCTGATAGTGTAAAAGAAACACTTGGACTTGCAACTGATTTCATGCAAGATTATGCAGATGTTTCTAGGTTTCTTTCTTCAAAGAACTATACCAAAGACTCTATCGTGGATTACTACAATCAAGTATTTCCGATTGCTGGTGCAAACAAGAGATCAAAAGATATGTCTCGTAATGCAGAAGCTGCACTAGAAACTGTGAATACACAGCCTGGAGCAAAATTGAGTGAAGGTTCTTGGTGGTCAGCATTTAATTCGGTTACTTATCTTATAGATCACGAATTAGGTGTCTCTCAAGATACACGTTTACAATCCGCATGGTTTGGTAAAGGTCGTCAAAAGAAAGTTTCTGCTCTTGAAAAAGCAAAACAGTTTGCAGAAGCTGCATAATAAATAAGTGTAATGGGGGAGTCAGAAGGCTCCCCTTGGGGGAGTCAGAAGGCTCCCCTCAACCTTTTGGAGTGAATATGACTAACCTTATAATTCGTGGATTGAATGACGATATAGAAAAGAATGAACTAAACGTCAAGGCAAATGGTGGAACTGAGATGATGCAAAGAAAACTTGCATCTTTTATGGACAAAGACTTATATGATAAGTTTCAAATCATTTGCTCAAGAGTTCGAGATATTGACAAAGACAAAATACCGATTCTCTGGTGTCACGATACTCACAATGACCCTGAGAGTCAACATCTAAAACATGAGCTGAATCGTAATCGGTTCAAACAAATTATCTTTGTTTCTAACTATCAGTTTCAAACCTATCATCAGGGACTTGGTATTCCTTATAGTGGCTCTTGTATTCTTAAAAATGCAATCGAACCTATAGAGTTTCACGAAAAAGAAAAGGGTGATACTCTTAATCTCATCTATCACACAACGCCTCATAGAGGTCTTGAGATACTTGTTCCTGTGTTCGAGCATCTGTATGAGAAGTATAAGAGTAAAATACACTTGGATGTATACTCAAGTTTCGAAGCATATGGTTGGCCTCAGAGAGATAAAGAGTACGAACCTATTTTTGAAATGTGTCGCAACCATGAGGGAATCACCTATCATGGGTTTCAACCAAATGACGTAGTAAGAGAAGCATTAAAGAAAGCACACATCTTTGCATATCCAAATATATGGCCAGAGACATCCTGTATTGCAGCCATGGAAGCAATGAGTGCAGGGTTATGCATCATCTGTCCAAACCATGCAGCCCTTCCAGAGACAACTGCTAACTTTGCATTGATGTATCAATTGCAAGAAGATAAGAATATTCATGCCAATACATTTGCAAGTATTCTGGATCAGGTCATAAACACATATTGGAACGAACATATGCAACAAAGACTTCAACTGTCAAAAATATATGCAGACAGTTTCTATTCTTGGGATGTTCGTAAAGCAGAATGGAAAAATCTATTGACTTCTCTGTCAAATATGTGATATTGTAAATGATGGATATGAATCTAAACAGTTATATAAGAACTCAAAATGTTTTCTCAAAAAAGTTTTGTGGTGCAGCTGTAAAGAATATTCGAGATATTGAATGGTCAAAGCATAACTTCTATGAACCTAATAAAAAGAAGGAAATTCATATATCGGGCGATAAAGAGTTAAGTGTTGGTTATGCACGTAATGTTATGACCGATTCTATCATGGACAAACTTCATTCCACGATTTACAAGTATATCATAGGATTGAGGATGGAAGAATGGTTTGATGGATGGACTGGCTATTCTTTGGTTCGATATAATCAATACGAAGTTGGACAAACAATGGCTATACACTGTGATCACATATACAGTCTATTTACTACGGAGAGCGACAAAAAAGCAAAAGGTATTCCTGTATTGAGTATAATCGGTGTATTGAATGATGATTACGAGGGTGGAGAATTGATGTTCCATGATAAGGAATATGAAACAAAAACAGGTGATGTTATTATATTTCCTTCAAGTTTCCTCTATCCTCACATGGTTAAACCTGTAACGAAAGGCACAAGATATAGTTTTGTGAGTTGGGTGTATTAAATGATGATAGCAGACAAAGTAAATAAAGACATAATAAGACAACAATCTTTATTTCCTCATAGATCAATTATTGTTGTTACAGGTGGATTCGATCCATTGCACTCTGGACACGTTTCTTATTTGACTGCAGCCATGCGTACATCTGCAATGGTAGTTGTCGGATTGAATAGTGACGATTGGTTGATTCGAAAGAAGGGTCAATATTTTCTACCATTTGAAGAAAGAAAAGCAATATTGACCAGTATGTATGCTGTTGGAGCCGTTATTGGATTTGATGATACAGATGATACTGCAAAGGATGCAATACGAAAAGTAAGAGAACTGTGTCCAGAGAATGAAATCATCTTTGGTAATGGTGGAGATCGTACTAGCGAGAACAGTCCAGAGATGGAGATAGACGATAAAAACCTTAAATTTGAGTTCGGTCTTGGTGGAGAAGATAAGAAGAATAGCTCAAGTTGGATTCTTGAAGAATGGAAGTTTCCAAAGACAGCTAGACCTTGGGGTTACTATAGAGTTCTTCATAATGATCTTGAAAAACCTAATCGAACAAAGATTACGGCAGAAATATTACAGAAGGCCACAATGCAGAGAGCAATGCACTCTGATATTCCCACTGATTACGCCTTCGAACAAAACATTCTAAGAACACTTGGTAGTCATGTTAAGGTAAAAGAACTGACGATAGACCCAAGTAAATCAATCTCTTTTCAAAAACATGATTATAGAAATGAGTTATGGTTTGTCAGTGAGGGAGTAGCTATTGTTAATCTATGTGATGATGCAGACTTCTCTATATCTGACAGTAAGAAATATCATAGGTATAGCACTATTAGTGTTCCTATAGGAAAATATCACAAAATAACAAATGCTTTAAATGGTGAACCTTTGAAGATTGTAGAGATACAGTATGGA